TGCTGAGTGTACTGGATGATCGCGTTGACCTCTTCCATGTTCTGCGCCATCGCCAGCGGAGCAACTGGCACCACCTTGGCTTCAAGCCCGTTGACCCGTAGCGGCATATCAATCAGGCCGCGTTCGTCCATCACCTCGAGGATCTTAGCCACCAGCGGGATCATGGTTTCGTTGATCAGGCGACCGAATGCCGAGCCCAGGTTCTGCGCCAGTTCCTTCATGCGCTCGACAATCTCGGTGGCCGATCTAGCGCTCATGTTCTCAGGCGGCAGCGACTCATCCAGCAGAATGCGCTTGATGTTCTGCACCAAGTCGTTGATGACTAACTGCGACACGTTGAAGTCACCCGAGCGTGGCAGCGCCAGCAGCGCTGGGCCTTGCGGGCCACCGTTACGCGCCACAGGTATGATTGCACCAGGCACTAGCTTGACCGTGTTGGGATTCAGCACGCCGTCATCTGCCGCGGTGTAGACACCAGCAACAGCCAGGCTGGCATTCTTTAGCAGCAGTTCTTTGGTCTTGTTCAGCGTCTTAATGTCTGGCAACGCAGTCATTAGCGGGCCACGGCCATAGATCTCGCCTGCGACCTTCATGTACCGCGAAATCACCCAAGGTGACGTTTTACGGCGACGGTAGACCAGCTCCTCTTTGCCTTCCTTCCAGATAACGTGATAGCAGTAGTCGCCACGCTTGGCATCAAAAACAGTAGCCTCCAGCAGCTCAACATCGTCGGTTGGCTTCTGCTCAATCAAGCGCGTCAAGGTGTCGGGTATCTTGGCATCAGGCCACTGACGCTGGATTGACTCGGCCTTCATGCGCATTCTGCGGTAGACGTTATCTACCTGACCGTTGGCACCCTCCTCGTAGCTGACCAGGAATAGTGGCACCGGCACGAAGTTGATCGGCGACACATCGTCACCTGGCTGCACCATCATGCAGGCAGTACCGACAGCTAGATCCAGCAGGAATTCACCAATCGCAATGTCAAAGTTGGATTGCTTCAATACGGAAAACATCTGTTCGCCGTAGACATCCAGCACTGACTGCAGTTGCTGGCGACGATCCATCGGGATTGAAGGGCCAGGTTCTAACCGAGCCCACTTGCGCTGCGGTGGAAACACGACCGACTGCAGACGGTTAGCGAAACGCTGGGTCGAGTTGATCGCGGTCGAGTCAAACACTCGCGCCATCTTCTTGCTGCCGGTTGCGCCACCTTCCCACAGGCCATAAAACTGACGCTGTGGCAGGGCAAACTCGTAAGCATCCTGATAGAGCTGCTGGAATTCGTCTTTCTTACGCTGGGCGAGTTCCTGCCGCTTCATGATTTCTTCGGGTTTTAGCCGCATCCCCCCGAGTGGTTCTTTGTAGGCCATGATCAATCGTCCTTGTTTAACTTGTACTTTTCCAGCAGGTTGCGACCTTTGGCGGCCAATCGAGCGGCAGCGCCTGCAGTGCGCGGCACCGGCTCACCCCATGCGTTGGCAGCCTTTGCCAGCCTAGTTGGGTCGCCATCATCATCGACCAACGGCCCGCTCGGGTTGGTATAGAACCGAGTCAAGAAAGATCCTTTGCGACGCGCACGCTCACCAGATGGGGATGACTCTTTGACACCAGGCTGCAGGTTCTTGCTTTCACCTGATCGCTCAAACTTGCGTCTGCCAGCCTCGGTAAGTCCACCCTCTGGATCACGCAACATCAGTCTTCTTCCTCTTCCTCTAGCTCGGCCTCATCCATCATCTCTTTCAAGTTGCGCATGGGCTTGCCTGGCTTCTTGGCTGCCATGTATTTCTCGATCTTCTTGCGCAACGCAGGCGGCAGCTTCGACAGCTCGACCATGCCTTCTTGTTCTTCGTATTCTTTCTCAATAGAGATTTCGATCTTCATTGCTTGCCTTTCGCTGCGGCCATGTTATCGATCAAATTGGGATAGGGTCGGCCAGCCTTCTGCGCACGACGCATCGCGCTACGCTTTTGCATCTCAGATAGTTCCTTCGGCTTGCCCAAGCCTTTAGGCCTTGGCTTATCCCACACTTCTTTCATCACTTTCCCTTCTTGGCCATACCGGCCTCAGACAGCGCAATGGCGATTGCCTGGTCACGCGACTTCACCTTGTCACCGCTAGATGACTTCAGCTTGCCAGCCTTGTACTCGCGCATGACTTTGGAAACCTTGTTTTTCATCTTGTCTTCTTTTTCGTAATTCCCTGGCATGATCAGCTCTCCTGCAACATTGGTCTGGTGGCGCGTCTTCCGACTGCGCCCAATCGTGCGGCCTTACGTTCTGCAACCTCACGCTTGAAGGTGGTTTCAGCTTCGCCGCGCTTTGCTTGGAATGTTGATGCGTCAAACTCACCCAGCTCTGGCATGGTCGGCGCTGTTGGTGCTGTAGGCATCTTCTCGCTGAATGCACCTGGTGGCGTTCTCACGCGCAGCTCTTCGCCGACCTTTGCGGTCACCATCCTGCCGGTCGGCACGTTTCTAGCGCCACGGCCTTGACCCTGCCTAACTGTTTCAGGCACTTCGCCCATAACGTCAGCAATAAAGTAATTGGCTGGCAAATCAGTTTTTGGATACTGCACACCACCAATTGTGTAAAAGGTATTTCCGCGAATTACTCTTGTCGGAACATTAGCCTTCTCGCCTGCTGATGTTGGGAAATCCTCAATGGCTTTCTGGTAGGCAGTTAGCTTATTGCGGTAAGACTGAGCTTGTGTTTCGTACTCACCCATCGCTGTCTTGTACTGCTCGGCAGCGACGTTGTACGGTTCCATCTTCTTAGTTTGTTCTGCCTGAAACGCACCGAATGATTGCTGGTACTCGCCGGTGATTGCTTCGACATTCTTTTTGTACTGATCAGCCAGACGGTCGATGTCTGTCATTCTGCGTAGGCGTGGTTGCTTTGCCATTACGACAGCCTCATTCCAGCGTTAAGCTCTGGTGATGTAACACCCAGCTCAGGCGTTAGACGCTCTTGCGACAGCAGCGCACGGCGACCACCACGGGTGCGTGCCTTCAACGCAGAAGCCTCAGACTGCGCTGCCTTGCGACGCTCTTCGTCAGCGGCGGCCTGCACTTCCTTGGCCTTCTTCTCCATCTCGAGCTTGTTCTCTTGGTACTGGAGCTGCTGCGCTTGGAATTGCTCACGCGCTTGCGCTGCTTGCTGCTCGAGTGACGCGCCCTGCTTGGCGTACTCAGCGGTTTGCCTGCTTAATTCCAAACGCATTGCAGCGGCATCGGATGCCTGTTGCTTCAAAGCCTCTGCTTGCTGACGCTCTGCAGATCGGCGTGCCTTGCTGGCTTCGTTTGCTTGGTAAACGCTACCGGCAAAGATTGCTGCGGCTAGCCACGGAAAAGCCATGATTGCCCCCTATTTACAAAATCACCGTTGATTCTATTGGTTTTGCAGCAGGTTGCAATAGTAAAGCTATACGGCAGATATACCTTACGCAAAAATATCAAAGTCCATCTTGGCTACCGTCATGCCTGGCGCTTTGCCACCCAAGTTATGCGCCCTTGTCATGCGGTTATATTCGCCGCCACCGAGCATTAGGTAGCCGAATGAGTCGCCAATGTGTGAGTGTTCGTTCTTGTTCGGCGCATCTCGGAACCGTTCCTGGCCTGCACCGACTGCAACGCGCTTGAAGTGGTAGCCACCTGCCAGAGCCTTTCTCAGCAGCTTGCAGGAGCGGTTGACGATAAGACCTGGCTTGCCATCAATCAGACGCTGCATAGGCGCTGCAGAGGATTCTCGGCGTACCTTGAAGTCGTTGCTAGCAGTGGGCTGTGCCTTTAGCCCCAGGGTGCGCAGGAAATCAAAAGCAGTCACCTCATAGATGGCATCACGGGCCATACCGGCGGGGTCGCCCCAGATCATTACCTGGTGCTGTGGGTAGCGGGTATTTAACTCAGCCAGCAACTGCATCCCAAAACGCTCCAGACCCATGTCGAAGGTGACGATCTCATGGTGTATCACCCAGCGACCGTTAGGCAGGCGCTGGCCAATGGTGGCCGCTGGTGTTAGACCGAAGTCGAGCCCTACCTGAATCGGCACCTCCATCGATAGCTCAGTCTCGCCAGACATGGTGGAGTCATCGTATTCAGGCCAGACGGGCCTGCCTTCTTGGACGTAGGTGTACAGACCACCGGCGTAGCACTTGATCCAGTCTAGGTTCTTGCCAAGCAGCATCTGCTGGTAGTAGCCACCCGGCAGGTTGTTGACGTTCTCGGCTTCGGGGTTAATCTTCCACCACTTGCCAGCAGCGAATACATGGTCGTTGGCCTCGGGATTGTCTGGAAGATCGGCTGGATCGACCTCCTTTACGCCACCTGGTTGCTGCCAAAACTTCCAGGCATACGGGCCGGTCATCTTCTCCTTGACGGCCATGCGGTGCCACCAGTGATCATCGTCCGTTGGGTTGGTATCCATCCAGATGCCGTGCCAGGTAGCGCCACCGTCGCGCTTGGTTGGGTAGCGGCCCACCCGGTGGGTCAGGCCATCGATCACAGCCTTGGGCAGCTCTCGCGCTTCGTTGACCCAAGCACCGGTTAGTTCCAGGGAAAGCAGCTTTCTAACGTCTTTGGGCTGATCCAAAGCCAGAAAGATGACTTCCATGTCGATGCCTGCGGCATCACCTCGAGCTGGCAGCCGGATGTGGTGGGTGATTGGTGGAGTCCAGAGCATTGGCCCGAAGGTGGATTCGGGAAACAGGTCGAGCCAGGTCTTGATGGTGGTGGTTTTCAGCATGGGGTAGCTGTTTCGAACCACCGCCCAGCGCGAATATCGTATGTTATCAATCGGGCTTGGCTTCTGTTGAATCGCCTTTTTGAAGATCTTGGCCGCGCAACCGTAGCTCTTGCCGGAGCCCACCGGCCCCATCACGCCCTGGACGAAGGCGTTGCTCTGGAAGAAGTCGTAGATCACCGGGCTCTCGCTGAAGTCGAACCTCAGACCCTCGCTCGACACCGTTTTGCTGGACTGCTCTTTCGTTTTTGACACGTTTCCTCCAAAGACTCATCAATTTTCGCAAATAGATTTGATCAAATTTATCTGTGGCAACAGTTCGTCAATCTCATTGCGTCTAGGCAAATGCACCTGCGATTCCTTCTTGCTTTGCCGCTCATATTTATCAACTAACTGCAAAATACGATTTCTGCTTACGCCCATAATTTTCCCAACCGCCGCATAAGAACGCCCCTCCATGCGTAAATACATAGCTTGATTTTCTTGTTCTGTAATAATTAACTTGGATCTCAGCCACTTTAGATCGCTTTGCTCTTCGCTCATTGCTCACCCCTTTGTGGCGCGACCACGTTCACATCAATCACGCTAGGCTTGTCGTTCTCGTCAGGGTTGTCCAACAGGCCAGAGGCCTTGGCCAGCAACCGCAGAACACCGACCTTGTCGTACAACTCGATGTCCAAGAAACTGTTGCCTTCCTTGTCAGTTCTGACCGATACCTTCTTAATCGCCTGCAAAGCGTGTTCAGGGATCTGGTGCGCAGCCTTGACCTTGACGTTGCCCATCTCATCCCAGGTCATGATGTCTGTGATCTTGGTATTGGCCATGCAAAGCAGGGCATAGGACACCGCTTCTCGGTTCTGGATCAGGGTGTTTGAGCGCTCCAACCGGCGCTGGATCGAGCGAGTACCACCCCAATTGGTCAGGGGTGGGATTACGGAGGATTGCTTCTTAGATGCCATCAGTGTCACCAGGGAATGTCATCAGCAGGCTGCGGCTGGTAGCCGTTGCCCTTGGCCTGGCCGTGACCAGACAGCGGTGGAGACACAATCGCCTTCTCCTTTCCAATCTTTACCTTGAAGTACTCATCACCCGATTGCGTCTTCGCACGGCTCACATCGAGAAAGTGTAGCTTGCCATCCGGCAACATAATGTCGCCACGAAAGTCTGCGTGCCAGTCCTCTTTCTTGTCGCGGTTAGCAAACGCAGAGCCAAAGTTAGGCTTATGGTTATATTTCATTGTGGTAACTCCTGTAAGGTGGGGTACTCGCTGCACTGGCAAGCAATGACCGCAAGGAGGTGCAGTCACCAGATTCACTTTCCCCCATGTCATTAAAACACCAAAAACCCCGCCAAAGGAAAAACGGGGGAAAAATTGTGACTGACA